AGCTTCCGTGCTGTGGCCATCTGCTCCGGGCTTGTTGCTGTGGTGCAGCCACACGACACACAGGCCCCGCCGGGTGAGCGCTTGGGTCAGCAAGTTGTAGGCTGTCCACTCGGAGGCCTCGTTTTCTTTTAGTCCCGGAAAATGTGAACGCACGGTGTCAAAGACGACAATGTCTGGCTGGTGCAGCTTGAGCAGGCCAGTGAGCTGCCCCGTGCCTGCCTTAGATGTAAGGTCCAGCGCCGTGTCCATCATCCCGTCTGGCCCCGGCACACTGCCCGGTACGACGCGCAAGTTGTCGCCGCTGTTGCCGATGAGGCTGAAGCGCTTGAGGCGGTCAGCGATCAGGTGTGGGTTGTTCTCTGGGTCAAGCACCAAGGCGCGTGGCGTGCTCTGGATCTGCCATGGGCCAACGAAGCTGCCCAGCTTGGTCGGGTCACACGCCGCCTTGAGCAGCATCATTAGCAGCTCGGACTTGCCGCTGCCCGAATACCCGGCCACCATCGTGGCCTTGCCCGGTTCGAGGATCGTTTCCACGAAGGCTGGCTTGCGCGGGGGCAGGGCGTCGATGAACTTCTGAGAGGTTGCGTCCGACAGGTAGCCAACCAGAGGAGGCTTGGGCGGCTCTTCTTCCTGTTGGCCACCGTGTAAGTCCGGGTGGTTCTTTACGTCCGCTCGCCACAGGCTGTCGACGATGATCTCAGTCTGTTTGCCCGCATACTTCTCATGGTCCCAGTAGATCGCACCCAGCCGTTTTGCTTCGTCCAGCACCCACGCTTTATCCCGGCGCTCGTGGATCAGCTGCCCAACGACGAGCTTCATGGTCTCGTTGCGCTGGCCCTTCGTGATCTTGTGCCCTTGGCACACTTGCATCAGCCACTCTTCGGCTGTCTGGCCCTTCACGGCGTAGTCAGTCAGGTCGAGATCTTCGAGCTTTGGCCCGTCGTCTGTCTCTTCGGGCGCCCTGAATCCCGGAAAGGGCGGCAGCTCATCTATGTTGCAGCGCGACAACCATTTTAACCCTGTACTCGGGGGTACACGCACGAGGCCGCCGTCGCCCCTGATGTCCAGACCAGCGATCCCCTTGCTTGCTGAGTTGCGCACCTCTTCGCCCGTGTGGCGAAACCAGTAATGCCAGCCCTTCGATGTCTGGGCAGCCATCGGCGTGTCGGTGAGTCCGATGCGCTGGGCATACTCCCGCGCCTCTGCCGTGTCGCAGTCCACGACGACGATGCCAGACAGCGCGCCCGTAACCACACCGATGTCGAGCGGCACGGGTGTGGGCCACGCCCGTCTGGCTTTGTAGTTGTTGCTTAGCCACGGTCGACCAATATGCCGGTCGCCGTCTTCTCTGAGCCAGTCAGGCGGCTCAGGGCTGCGGAAGTATTCGTCCATGTCCAGCAGATCGTCTTCTGTCTGGCGTACCGTTTGTAAAAATTGCCACTGATGCGCGGGGATTTTCTCCCCTTGCCTCAGAGCTAGGACTTGCAGTCCCTCCTCGTGTAGCTCCAGCGCAAGGTCAATCCAACTCGCCATTCGTGTCGTCCTCCATGAGATAATCTTTCGGGTCCAACCCCGCAGCACGACAGATCCGAACTAAGTCTGCGACCCGCATGTCTCGTGATCTTCGCCAGTGGTAGGTCGCCGTCCTCGAACGACCGGCCAAGGCTGCCAGTTGGGGCATGCCCCCAACCGCGTTCACGAGCTTTTCGAAGTTGAGCATGTTTTCTCTTGCCTTCTTATGTTTAATGCTGCAAAAAGTGTACTGTTTTTTGACACCACCAAGCGGGAGACGCAAGAGCAAATGTCACTACCAATCAGATCAACCAGCAGCATCGCGCTCGACGAACCGAGTAAGTCGCTGCTTTACGCGCATCAAGGCTGGGGGAAGACCTACACGGCCAGATATTTTGCCGAGGCCTATGGCAAAGGCGTGATCTTCTCGGGCGAGGCTGGACTGAAGAGCCTGCAAGACGTCGAGATCGACTACGTGCCGTTCACTGGCTGGGAGACAGCCGAAGGCGACGGCGTTGCCTTCAAGGATCTGCTGAAGATGATGCGCGGCCCAGACTTCAAGAAGTCAGGCTACAAATGGATCATGGTGGATAGCCTTACCGAGCTTTGCGATATCATCTTCCGTCACTATGACAAGCTGTATGGCGATGCCAACGGCTTCAAGGTGTGGGCTGATTACGGCAAGGCAGTCGAGGGTACGCTGCGCATGATGCGTGACCAGAACGACTTCCACATCGTCTTTACCTGCCTCGCGACCGAAGAGATCGACGCCAACGGCGTCACTCACTACTGGCCGCAGGTTCAGGGCAAGAAGCAGGGCAAGAAAATCCCGGCCCTGTTCGACAACGTCTTCGCCGGGGCCAAGATCTCGGGCAAGACGAGCGACGGCCCGCCCGTCGTGCAGCGGGTTATCTACACCGACGAGATCAATGGCTGGCACGGCAAGGTCCGTGACCCCTACAACGCCAGCCGTCCAGTCGAAGAGACCGGTAACATCGTCGAAATCATCAAGCGTATTCAAACAGGAGAAACGAAGTGAGCCTCACTTTCTCAGACCTCGACCTTACCAACATCAGTGAGGGCAGCGCCCTTGGCGCAGGCGTCCACCTTGTGACCATCAGCGACGCCAAGTTTGGCCCTCGCAACGAAGGTGAACGCCCCGTCGTGGAGTTGGAGCTAAACTCAAACGGCGCCACCTATACGGACGTGCTGCGCGTGTACAGCGAGAGCGAAGCTGGCGCACGCATTAGCCAGCAGCGGCTCAAGCAGTACCTTGTGGCCATCGACCACGACAACCCGAACAAACCCGGCGATATCAACCTGCTCAAGGGCAAGCGGTGTAAGATTAAAATCGAGCCGGGTAAGTCTTTCCGGCGTGATGATGGCAGCACCGGCAACTACAAAAATGTGACGGCAGTCTATAAGCCTGACGCCGACGTGGACTACGTGCCCAGTGCAGCACCAGCGGCTGCATCGATGGCCGGGATCATGGCCGCAGCACCTGCTGCCGCCACGTTTGATGACGAGATTCCGTTCTAGTCATGTCAGAAATCGCCGAGACTATACTCACCAAGATTGATGAAGGCTTCGTCGGACGTCGCAAGTCGAAGCCACGGGCCTACATCGGTGGGTCCAACATCGGCGGACCATGCGAAGCCGCGCTCTCATTCTCTCTCCGCGGCTTCCCAGACGATGAGCCTCCCCCCAAGACGCAGCGAATATTTGCGTTGGGCCATGCGCTCGAAGACCTCATCGTCTCTGATCTCAAGCACTCGGGGATCACCGTCATAGACCGTGACCCCGAAACCAACTGGCAGTTCGCGTACCAAAAATACGGCGGCCACATTCGTGGTAACGCCGATGGCCAGATTGAGGTGGCCGATGGCGAACTCGCTTTGCTTGAGATCAAAACCATGAACGCCGCTAAATGGCGTGCGTTCGTGAAGAAGGGGGTGGCCGAAAGCCACCCCCAATATATTGCGCAGATGCAGACCTACATGGGGTTAGGGGGCTTCGAGAAAGCCGTCCTCCTTGGCTACAACAAGGACACGTCCGAGTATCACTGCGAGGTCGTGGAGTTTGACCTGATCGAGTACCACGCGCTGTTGGCTCGTGCGGAACGGGTCATGGGTGGCCAAGCGCCAAGGGTTACAGACAACCCCGACGACTGGCGTTGTAGGTTCTGTTTTAAGCGGGGTGCGTGCCGTGAAGGCAGGAAGCCAGAAAAAGACTGCGCGACCTGCCTTCACTCCGTCGCTCAAGACGACGGACGCTGGTACTGCAAACTTAAATCTGAGACGGCGCAGGAGCTGTGTGATGACTATAGAATTTGGACGCCCACAGAAGAGTGACGACTTGATCGATCACCCTGATCACTACGCCCACGACGACAATGGCATCGAGCCAATCCAATTCATAATGGCCAACGATCCACGCGGTTATTACGTTCGCGGGGCCGTCACAAAATACGCCGCCCGTGCGGGGCACAAGCGGTACGACGGTATGGATCTGGTGGAATCGGAAATCACTGACTGGAAAAAAGCGATGCGGTACTGCGAGATGCGTGTCCGTCAGCTCGAAGGCAAGCCCGTCATCTAGGAGTCACACAGCTGCTGGTGCAGGAGGTTGTGCTCCAGCACCTGTCGCTTGGTCTCCATCGTGTCGCCTATGGCTGGGTAGATGTAGCCGTAGACTTCGCAAGCGTCACTGACGGAACCACCCACCGTCGCGCAGCCGCTTGTCAACGTCAGCGTCAGAAGCAGTACGAACGCTGCGCTCAATGTCTTTCGCATGGCCCTTAATATCTTCCAGCTTTTGTTTGGCTCGCTTGTCTTGGTGGCGCTTGCTGTCTCGGCGGCCAGCCAGATAAACGAAAAGGCCGAAGGCCGCCGCTACTGCGGCTGCGCCCCCGGCTACGATTTGTTGGATCAACATCAGGCTCATTAGAAGTCTGTCGTCCCGTAGGTTGTGCGCTTGTAGGTGCTGCCACCGACACCGCTGGTTTTGCCTTCAACAGGCTTGAGATCAGTCAGCGCCTCCTTCAGCGCCCGGTTGCCACCGACCAGTGGAGCACGGCCTACCACGGAGCGGATTGCCTGACGTTGCTTGCCGGGGCTGCCTTCGCCGCCCATGGCTTCACCGGCAGCGTCACCCACACCCTCTGAGATTTTCAGTGCGTCGTTGAACAAGCCGAACGTCGGGCCAAGGATCGTGGATGCGATGCGCTCACGCCCGTAAGCCCCGTTGTCCTGCTGCTCTGCCGTGGTGCGGAAGATGTCGCCAAGCAAACCAAGGCCACCCGCCTGCATGAACGACTGAAAGTACCAGCCTGACATGGCGTCCAGCTGCTCGTTGGACCACTCGGGGCCAAACGTGTTGCTGAGTTTGGTCGTCTGGTTGATGCCGACGCTTTGGCCTTCTTCGCCCCCACGGGCCATGACCAAGTCCTTGCCTGCAATCGAGCCTGCTGCAACCGCTGGTCCCAGTGTCATCAGCAGGGCTGGCTTCTTCATGTATTGAGCCGCTGTCCCGTAGTCCCCTTTGGCAAGGGCTTGCCAAGCCATGCCTGCTTCGTCGACTGTCATCTCCTTGGCAAACCGCCCGTACATGATGGCAAACGATTTGAGCTGGTAGACCATCGCACCCCATGGGCTGTTGGCAAACAGCGGCATGTCGTGTGGCTTGGGCGAGAAGATCGTCGCATCGGTAAAACGGATCACCGCACGCTCGAACATCTCATCCGCAGGCGTGCCGCCACCCAGCTTGGGTATGGGCTGAGATGGGTCGTAGTTCATGCCGAACTTGATCAGCTCACGGGCGTGGCGGTTGTAAGCCGGGGAGCTTTTAGCCGCTGGCCCCATTTTCTTGAGGGCTTCCATATGGTGACGGAGGCCATGCTCACCGATGGCCGCTGCGCCAGCACGCTGCATGTTGGTCCATGGCGTGAGGCCAGTCATCTTAAAGAAGGTGGACTGAACGATGTTGCTGCCATCACCAACGAGTTGGGCCATCCGCTCGTGCGTGATGCCGTCCATCGCGATACCGATGCGGCGAATTGTGTCGCGGTAATCCTTGTCGCCAATGTACTTGGACCAACCTTGCCACGCTGCCTTGAAGTCACCGCTGCGGATAATTGGCATGGCAAGGTCAGAGAAGGACGAGATGGTTGCGTAGGACAGCAGCGTCACGTTTTGGAACGCACGCAGCGAACGCGACACGTTACGCATCGACTGGCTGGCGTCCTTACTCGCCGACTTGCGCATGATCAATCGGCTGTAGCCGTTGACCGCGATCAGGTCGTCCTGTGTGATCTGGGCTTCCTTGCCCTTGAAGTCCTTGAGGGCATCGATGATCGCATCTACACGGCGCGTGTAAGTGATAGGCCGCGAGTTGGCGGGGTAGGCGTCGTACATGACCTTACGTGCGCCTTCGAAGTTCCCGAGTTGAGCTTCTGCAAATGCCTTCTCGCCCGTTTGTTTGGCGAGGGCTGGAGGCAGCATGCTGATGCCGATTGTCTCAGTCTTCTGGTTGAGACCATCGGGGCCAACAGTGCGCCGGTTGGTCGTGAACCGCTTCTCGCTTTGTAGCAGCTCAATGATGCCGCTCTTACCTTCTTGTGCGGCCTTGGCGTAGTCCATGATCCCGTGGCCATTGACGCCAAAGTAGTCAGCCTGCTGGATCACGCGCTCGGTCTCATCGAAGTACCGAACGACCGTGGCCATCAGGGACTGCTCCTGATACTTCTGCGCGCTTTCAAGCAGCTCGGGGGCCACTTGGTGGAACTTCAGCAGACGGGTGAAGTCTGCACTGTCGATCAAAGCCTTCGGGCTGTCAGGATCGAAGTCGACTACGCCCGTGTCGTTGTTTGTGATGTTGGAGTAGATCTTGTCAGCGAAGGCCTTCGCCTCGTCGTTGGAGGCTGTGGGCTGCTCACGCTTAAAGTAGCTGAACATCAACCCTTTAAACCCTTCCTCATCACGGCGGATGTACTCGGGGTTCCAGACTTGTGGGAAGTAATCAGGGCCAAGATCGCCCACTAGGATACCTGCCGTTTGCATCCGTTCCAGTTGTTTTTGGAAGGCGCCGCGCAGGTGCTTATACATCTGGCGCTCGCTGTCGTTGGCCAAAGACCCTACCTTCTTTGGGTCGATCATTGCTGCTCGGATCCGGCCCAACGGAGCTGGTTCGTCGAAGTTCTTGAACAGCACCTTGTTGCCCTGCCACGACGTGCTCATGTAGTTGCTGACCTTGGAGAGAAGGTTCGCTGGCATGCCCGGAAGATTGTTAAGACCGACGAGCTTCTGGTTCTTGTCGCCTTCGAGCATCGGCATGATGATCTGGCCGGTCTTGCGGGTGTGTTCAGCGGTGAAGTCGTTGAACTTAG